ATTATATTGATGAGTTATTAACTCCAGGAACAAGAGAAGCTAGAGGAATGGCAATTGGTGGAATAGCAAGTCTTTCACAACAAAACACTCAACAAACAATGATGCAGGGTAATCCACAAATGGCACAAGGTAATCCACAAATGGCACAAAATTTTAATCAACAATTTAATTTAGGAGTAAGTAAAACAGGACAACCTATTTTGCCAACAGGACTAACAAGAACAGAAACAGCCTTGCTAAGACCTGATGAACAAGCTATGAGACTAAGGGAAAGAGGATTAGCTTAATGATACCTAAAACAACAAGAGAACACATACTTAGTTTACAAGGACACGTCACTGGTTTAAAAAAAGATATTTCTAATATCAAAACAAATCATTTATCACATATGCATGAAGATATTGACAAATTGGGTGGCAAGATAGATAAAATCTATTGGGTTCTTTTGGCTACGGTGGGGGCTGTGGTCTTACAATTATTAGAATTTTTATTATGAAAGTATCAGATAGAACCTCTGTAAGTATGCCAATTAAAAATATGATTGGTATAGTTGTTGCTGTTGCTATGGGGGTGTTTGCTTATACAGAAGTGACAGCTAGACTAACAAGTTTAGAAACATCAAGAGAATTGTTCCAAGCAGACTTGCTCAAGAAATCCGAGCAATTGCCTACGGACCAAGAACAGTTTATGTTAATAGAAGATTTATATAAAACAGTTGAAAAAATAGAAAAAAGAATTGAAGATATGATGCACAATAAAATTAATATAGAATTTGTAACTAAACAATTAGAAAAAGCTTTGAAAGATATAGAAAATTTAAAAGATAAAGTAAGAGCTAATGGAAATGGAAATCACTAATGACTGAAGTAGTAGTAGCTTTACTAATGTTTTTAAATGGTAATATGATTGAACATACTTACAAAGAATCTATGTCAAACTGCTTAAAAAGTAAGAGGGTTGCCATGAGAGAAATTAATCCTGATTCAGTTAAGTTTAGTTGTAAAAAAATAACGGCTAAAACAGAGATCTATCAAGGGAGAAAAAAAATACTTAAAGTTTTAGGGGGTAAATAATGGCAACAGCTGATTACCAAGAAATTATAGCAGAGTATAAAGAACAAGTACGTGTTCTTAAAGAGCAGGTTAATGAACTGACCGATGCTTGCAAAGCAAAAGATGCCGCTGTAAAAAGAGCATTACAGAAATTAGAATACACCACAAACGATTTAGATAAAGCTAACGAAGAAATAAAAGAAAAAGAATAATTTAATACTTGCAATTTACTTAAAATAACCTATATTAGTCGTGGGTGCTTTGGAAAGGCCCACTTTATTAACTGTCTAAACAAGGAGGTTAACATGACGAATAGAGCATTATCCATATTTAATCAATTAAGACCCGTATCGGTAGGATTCGATAGTATCTTCGATCATTTCGAAAGAATGTTTGACGATGACTTTCGTTTACCAACGGCAAATTATCCACCTTACAATATTGTTAAGACTGGAACGTATACTTACAACATTGAAGTTGCGTTGGCAGGTTACAGTAAGAAGGATATTTCTGTGGAATACGCAGAAGGTGTCTTAAACATTAAGTCTATCAAGGAAGCAAAAGCAGAAGATAAAAAAGGAGTGATCCATAAAGGTATCGCAAAACGATATTTTTCAAAATCTTTTACACTCGCTGACGATATTAAAATCGAAGGTGCTGAGTTAAAGGATGGGTTACTTAAAGTTTATCTAATGAAGATAGTTCCTGAAGGCAAAAAACCAAAAACAATAATAGTAAAATAATAAGAAGGGGGCGAAAGCCCCCTTTTTTAAATCCAGTCTTTTAATTCTTCACCCATAATTTTAGATGCGATATTTACTTTTTTACGTAGAGCTTTAACTATTTTTTCATCAACAGTATTTTCTGCAAGGATATCAATATAAGTCATTGGGTTTTTCTGACCAATACGATCAATTCTAGCTTCTGATTGTTGACGTAGTAATAAATCATAACCATTAGAATAATAAACCATGTTCGAAGCTGCAGTTAAAGTAATTCCATATCCACCTGTTTGAGGAGTACCTACAAGAAATCGAACGTTACTTTTAGGGTCTTGAAAATTTTTAATATTATTTTGTCTATCTTCTTGAGGAGTAAGACCATAATAAGTGACAACCTTTTCTCCTTTATCACTATATTTTTTAGTAAGTTCTGCTACAATTTTTTTAATGTCATGTTGATAATGAGCCCATATAACAACCTTACCTTCTATTTCTTCTAATACATCCATAAGTTCAGATAATCTATTGTTTTTTATTTCTTGAACTGAATCATCATCTGCTTTAAAATGTCCGCACGTTATTTGGTGCAAACGCATAAGTTGTGTCAAAGCTGTAGCGGTTGTTGTTATTTTACCATTCATTTCAGCAAGAGCTAATTGTTTCATTTGATTATAGAGTTTTTGTTGTTCAGCCGTTAATTGAACAATACGTTTCATAAATGTTTTAGGTGGTAAATCTAAACAATCATCTTTAAGAACACGATCAGAAAAAGGTTTAAGTTTTTGGGACAACTCTTCAAGGTTTCGATAGCCTACAACAAGCTGCACGGATTTACCTCCAAAGTTAGCTGACTTCATAATAGCATATCGTGAACGGAATGAGTAAAACGAATCATGGCCTAAGAACCACGGATCAAGGAACTCGCATTGTTTGTATAAATCTAAGGGTGATTTAGTTACAGGAGATCCTGTAAGAATTCTTCTATATTTTGCGTGTTTAGCTAAAGTAATAATATTTTTAGTTCTTTTAGCAGAAGGTGTTTTAATAGTTGTGCTTTCATCAATAGCCATTAAAGTATTATGAGAATTTAAAAATTTAAAAGCAAAGTCTACTCCTTTTTTAGTAGAGAAAGCTTCAACATTCATAATAAGAATGTGAAGATCATTTCCTGTTTCAAATAAAGTATTAAGATTGTTTTGTTGTTTTTGATTTATATTAGCTTGCCACAATACTGTTTTATTTTTTATGTGATTAACTAAATGTGTGGGTATTTCTTGGTTATACCAAGTTCCTATAACTCCTTTAGGGGCTACAATTAAAGCACCATTAATTTTTCCATTGTCATACAACATAGAAACATTATCAATAAGGACTTTTGATTTACCTGTACCCATTTCCATAAAGTAAGCAAAGGCTTCTTTATTCCATGATTTTTCTAAAGCAGTAAGCTGATGCTTATAGGGCTTAGTTTTAAACTTATAATTCATACTTCTTTCTAATTGACATTTCATATATTAAATCGTATTACTTGTCAAACAGAAAGATATGTCAAACTTAGATTATAAAACATTAAAATCTGAAACTGAAAAAACAGTATATGTTATTCAGGAAATTCCAGGTACTAAAGAAGGGCGACCTAAAATTAATATTATGGGAGCTCAAAAGTTTGGTAAAATTAAAGTTCTTTTGAGAGAAGATTCTCAAATGATTTTTAGCCCTGGACCTATCATTTTTGAACTAAGAAGATTATTAAGAGATTATACCTCTGAAGATTATTTACTACTTACAGGCGATCCAGCCATTATTGGAGTAGCGTGTTCAGTAGTATCTGACATAACTCATGGAAAATATAATTTATTAAAGTGGGATAGACAAGAAAGAATGTATTACCCAATACAAATTAATTTATATGAGAAAGGAAAAATAAATGAATAAATATTAAAAAGTGCCTTAAAATTGCCACAAAATTATTTTATGTTTCAAATAATGAAACACTATAGAAAGGAAAAATAAATGGATAAACAAATAAAGTTATTAGAAAAACAAATCAAAGATATGAAAGATGAATCTAAAGCTTATCTATGTTACAAGCAAGCAATCATTACCGCTTCAAAATCAAAAGAATCACCACAATCTATTATAGAGGGTCTAAAATTTGTAGTTAAAAATATTAGATCTAAGTCTTGGAAAATGGTTGATCGTGTAGCAGGAGCTTCGGGTAATTTATCAACAAGAGGAGTATGTCCTGTTTGTGATATAGGACTTGAAGGAAAAAAACCTGAACCTAGAAAAAGTTCTATTCCTTGTGGAATTGGAATGTTCAGAAGTATTGAAAACAAATGCCCTTTTGAGGAAGGAGTAAAAATATGAGTAAATTAAATGACATGTTTGAAAATGATCAAACTCAATCAATTGATAAAACTGGAGATGTAAAAAAACTTTCAGATCAAGTTTTAAAATTGCAATCGTTGGAAAACGAAATTAAACAAGATGAAGATGCACTAAAAAATAAAAAGAAAAGTGCTGCTATGTTATCAGAGGAAATTATTCCTACGATGATGATAGAAATGTCTTTATCTTCAATAAAATTAGCAGACGGTTCTGCTGTGGAAGTAAAACCCGTCTACGGTGCTTCTATTCCTGTAGCAAGGAAAGAAGAAGCATTTAAATGGCTTCGAGACAATGGCCTAGGTGATCTTATTAAAAATGAGGTTACTGTTTCTTTTGGTCGTAACGAAGATAACAAGGCTAGCACTTATGCGAACCTTGCACAGGGACAAGGGTTTCAACCTGTCCAGAAACTAAAGGTTGAACCCATGACCCTAAAAGCATTGGTCAGAGAGCGTATTGAATCTGGACGAGAAATACCCTCTGACTTATTTAACGTGTACGCAGGAAGCCGTACCACAATAAAAAGGAAATAAGAAAAATGAAACAAGAAATGGAAACAAAGAAAAGCAATCTTCCTCAGATGAGTGTGTTTGAGGATGATGCAGGAAAAGGATTGGGCAAACTTACTCAAGAAGATTTAGCCTTACCTTTTCTTAAAATCTTAGGACAACTATCTCCTGAGGTTAATAAAAGAGACGGAAAATACGTTCAAGGTGCAGAGCCTGGAATGATATATAATTCTGTTTCTAATGAGCTCTATGATGGAGAAAAAGGCATTCAGGTCTTACCGTGTCACTACAAATTAGAATATGTAGAATGGCAAAATATCGGTGAGGGATCTGGTGCACCAGTAAATATATATCCATCATCAAGTGACATTCTTAGTAAAACATCTAGGGGTTCTGATTTCAAAGATAGATTACCCAACGGTAATTATATTGAGAAAACAGCTAGTCACTTTGTAATTATATTGGGAGATGCACCATGTACAGCATTGATCAATATGAAATCAACTCAACTTAAAACAAGTAGAAAGTGGAATTCAATGATGGCTGGAGTTAGACTTAAAGGTAAAAATGGTCTCTTTACTCCTTCATCTTTTAGCCACATTTATCGTTTAAGAACTGTTCAGCAGTCGAATGATAAAGGAACTTGGTTTGGTTGGGAAGTTAGCAAGGTTAGTCAAGTCGAAGATACTCCACTTTATCAACAAGCAAAAACTTTTGCTGAAAGTGTTGGTAAGGGAGATATTGTTGCTAAACATGATTCTGAAATTAAAAAAACTGAATCTTCTAATTTCTAATATTCTTTAGCGTACGTAAAGAACTAGGCGGTAGCGGGAGACTTAAACCGCCTAGGTAAAAACAATGAATGATTATATAAAAATATTTAGTGGTTTCAATTTAGATTTTGGTAAAGCCGATATGTCTAATGTTGAAGTTGACACAGAAAGAAATAAAGTTAAGCCTAGGTATGAGTGGGCAGGAAGAACTATTACTCCACAAGACTACGAATCACATTTAGAAGGAAAAATTTCTATTGGAATACAACCTTGTAGAATTGATAAGAAAGCATCATTTGGCTGCATAGATATTGACCCAAAAAACTATAGTGATTTTAAAATTGAAACTTATTTAGCTTACTTTGAGCAATACAAACTTCCTCTTGTTCCATGTTTATCAAAAAGTGGAGGACTACATTGCTATGTTTTTTTAAAGGAACCTATTTATGCTGCAGATCTAAGAGAAGCTTTACAGTCTTTTTTATTGCCTTTAAAATTAGATCCTAAAACGGAAGTTTTTCCTAAACAATCTAAACTTGAAAAAATTGAAGATAAATATTCACCTGGTAATTTTATTAATTTACCGTATTTTGATCATACAAAAACTAATCGGTATGCTGTAGATAAGAACAATTCTAAACTATCTTTAGAACAATTTATTACTTTAGTTAATAATTCTAAAATAGATGGCTCTACACTAGAAAAATTAGTTGAAGAATCAAGAAAAAAAATTTTATTTGGAGCAGACCCAGAATTTAATGATGGTCCTCCTTGTTTAGGTTGTTTATCTAAATCTAAACTAGAAGATGGTAGAGATCGTTTTTTATATAACTATATGGTTTTTGCTAAAAAGAAATACAAAGAAGCTTGGGAAGATAAAGTAATGGAAGCAAATACAAAGTATTTTTCTCAACCATTTAGTCTACAAAAATTGCAAGTTAAATTAAAAGCTTGGAAAAAAGAAACAGCAAGTCATACTTGTCATGAAGAACCTATTGCTTCTGTATGTCAGAGAACATTATGTGCAACTAAAACTTTTGGTATTAAGTCAGATTCTAATGTTGCTTTTCCAATGATAACAGATTTTGAAATTATTCTAGGAAATCCTCGTAGATTTCATTTTAATATTGAAGCGCAGGATGGACAATTAAAACCTGCTGTAGTTAGAGATAAAAATATTTTATGTAAACAAGAGCAGTTTGCAGCGCTCTGTTGGGAAGTAGCTGGTTTCTACCCTGAAAGATTAAAATTTAATGATTTTGTTGCGAAGATAAATGCTATGAGAGCTGTGGCCAATGAAGTTAAACCCGCAGCAGGAACATCAGATGCTGATAAATTGTATAATCATTTATATGAATTTTGTATTAATAGTTCTCAAGCAAAAAAACGTATTCAAATTAGAAGTGGTTCTTGTTATACAGACAAAGGTTTTCATTACTTTAAATTCCAACCTTTTTATGATTCATTAGGAAACCGTTGGAAGATTTCTGAAGAGGAAACAAGTTATATAATGCAGAAAGAATTTGGTGCTTTATTTAATTTTTCTTACCACATAGAAAACTCTCAAACAGAAAGAGTTGTTAGGTTGAAACAACTCCATGTTGATCAAATAGAATATAAACCAGTTGAAAGAAAAGGAGACCACTTTTAGTGAACTATAAAGTAATTGGTCCTCCTGGTACTGGTAAAACACATTATTTACTAAATAAGGTAAAAGAGTATGTTAAAAATGGAACACCACTTAATCGTATTGGTTATTTTGCATTTACTCGTAAGGCAGCACGTGAGGCAAGAGATCGTTTTTTAGAAGAATTTACACATTTAAAAAAGAAAGACTTAAAATATTTTCAAACATTACATTCTTTTGCTTTTAACTATCTAGGATTAAAGGAAGAAGATGTTATGCAAGAAGAACACTATCGTTCTGTCGGAGAAAGTATTGGAGTTAGAATCAAATATGCAAGTTACGAGATAAATGAATATAATGGAATTTTTACTTCTAATAGTGAATACTTAAATATTATAAGTTTAGCACAAGTAAAACAGATAAGTTCTTTAGATCAACTTGATTTAAATGAACACTTAGGAAAAATAGAAAGATTTAAAGTTGATATTATTTCTAAAGAAATAGCGTCTTATAAGAAAACCTATAACTTAATTGACTTTACCGACATGATTCAAAAATTTATTAATTGTGATCACTGTCCTAAGTTTGATGTTATCTTTATAGATGAGGCTCAAGACTTATCTCTTATACAATGGAATATGGTAAAAAAACTTCAGGAAAATTCTGATGATGTCTATATAGCAGGAGATGATGATCAAGCTATTTTTGGTTGGGCTGGAGCAGATGTTCAATCTTTCATCAATTTTGATGCTAAAGAAATACCTCTAACAAAATCTAATAGAATACCCAAAGAAGTACAAGAAATTGCATTGAAAATTATATCTAAAATTAATGATCGAATAGACAAGACCTACAAACCTAGAGATGAATTAGGCTCAATTAATACAGTTTTTTCTATTAATCAATTAGATATGTCTAAAGGGAGTTGGCTTGTTTTAGGTAGAACTAATGAACTTATAAAAAAGGTAATTCCTATCTTAAAAAGAAAAGGAATTTACTTTGAAAATAAAAGTGGTAAAAGCATCAGCGAAGGTCTATACAAAGATATTTTAAACTGGGAAAAATGGAGAAAAGGCGAAAAATTAAACACTATAGAAATTACACGTATTTTTGAAAGAATGAACAAAGAATTTAAAGAAAAACTAGATAAAGAATTTACTTTACAAGAAGTGGGTTTAAAAAATAAAGGACCTTGGTATGATGTTTTTGAAACAGTTTCTCCACAACTTATAGCTTACATACGTTCAATGAGAATTAATGGAGAAGATTTAAGACTACCTCCTAGAGTAAAATTATCTACAATTCATGGAGCAAAAGGTGGGGAGGCAGACAATATTGCTTTACTACAAGATCAAACATCTAACACTTTAAAAGCATCTAAAAAATCAACATCTAAACAAGACGAAGAAAATCGAGTTTGGTATGTAGCAGTAACAAGAGCAAAACAAAATTTATTCCTAATTCGAGGTAAAGACAGAAGAAAGGAGTACAGAATATGAAGACGGTAAAAAAACATTGGTGGAAAACAATTGTAGTTGTTTGGGCATGTTGTTTCGCTATTAACGTTTGGTATGTTTTATGAGTGCTTATAATAAACAAATAGGTGGATCCCACTACAAGAAGATGAAAATTCAACCAAGTGAGTTTATAAATAAGAACAATTTGCTTTTCGCAGAAGGTAATGCTATCAAGTACATCTGCAGACATAAAGATAAAAATGGAAAAGAAGATTTAGAGAAAGCTAAACATTATATTGATATGATAATAGAAAGAGACTATCCGTTAATACCTATGACAGAAGAAGAGGAATACCGAAACGCAGGTATTACTAAAGAAGAAGCAGAAAGAACTTACCCTCCCAAAAATTCTTGGGGAATGATTAAACCACCAGAGACTTCAGGCAAAGACTGGGTTGATGGTTATAAAAAATGGAAAGATAATAAATGATTACTCCTAAATTTGAGGCTCAAAAAGAATGGGTCAAGCCTACTGAGTTTCCAAATTTAAACAAATACAATGAGATAGCTATTGATTTAGAAACATGTGATCCTAATCTAAAATCTAGAGGATCTGGATCTGTTATAAAACAAGGTAAAATTGTTGGTATATCTGTTGCTACACATGATTATTGTAGATACTTCCCTTTTGATCACGAAGGAGGAGGTAATATGGAACCTATTAAAGTATTAGAGTGGTTCAGAGATCTTTTAAAAAACAATGCTACTAAAATATTTCACAACGCTATGTATGATGTGTGTTGGATTCGTTCAATGGATATGGAAATTAATGGTCTTATTGTTGACACAATGATTGCTACATCATTGGTTGATGAAAATAGAATGCGTTATGACTTAAACAGTGTGGGTAAAGAATATTTAGGTTATGGAAAAGATGAAAGCGCACTTTATAATGCTGCAAAAGAATGGGGCATTGATCCTAAAGCAGATATGTGGAGATTACCAGCACTATATGTTGGTAGTTATGCTGAAAAAGATGCAAGAGTTACCTATGATCTTTGGCAAAAGTTAAAACAAGAAATTATAAATCAAGATATAGAATCTATTTTTAATTTAGAAACAGATTTATTTCCTTGTCTAGTTGATATGCGTTTTAAGGGAGTTCGTGTAGAAGTTGAAAAAGCGAACCAAACCAAGAAACAACTAGCAACAAAAGAGCAACAATTATTATTAGAAATTAAAAAAGAAACAAACATAGAACCTCAAATATGGGCAGCTTCCTCTATTGCTAAAGTCTTTGACAAATTAAATCTACCTTATGATAGAACAGAAAAAACACAAGCACCTTCTTTTACTAAAAATTTTTTACAAAACCATCAACATCCTTTAGTAAAAAAAATTGCTCAAGCTAGAGAAATTAATAAAGCACATACCACGTTCATTGATACTATTTTAAAACACGAACACCATGGAAGAATACACGCTGATATTAATCAATTAAGATCTGATCAAGGGGGTACTGTTACTGGAAGATTTAGTTACTCTAATCCCAACCTTCAGCAAATTCCTGCACGGAACAAGGATCTCGGACCAATGATAAGATCTCTTTTTATTCCTGAAGAAGATCATAAGTGGGGTTGCTTTGATTACTCTCAACAAGAACCAAGATTAGTAGTTCACTATGCCTCATTACAAAATTTACCTGGTGTATATGATGTTCTTGAATCTTATAATGAAGGACAAGCAGATTTTCATAAAATTGTAGCCGATATGGCTGACATACCAAGAAAACAAGCGAAGACTATTAATCTTGGTTTATTTTATGGTATGGGAAAAGCAAAACTTCAAGCTGAGTTAGGTGTATCAAAAGATAAAGCTGCAGAATTATTTTCAAGCTATCATTCTAAAGTTCCTTTTGTTAAACAGTTAATGGACGCAGTATCACGAAGAGCTCAAAATCGTGGACAAATAAGAACGTTACTAGGTAGATTATGTAGATTTCATTTATGGGAACCAGCAGTATTCGGTATTCATAAACCTTTACCTCATGAAGTAGCAATACAGGAACACGGACCAGGGATCAGGAGAGCTTTTACATATAAAGCTTTAAATAAATTAATACAAGGATCTGCGGCGGATATGACTAAAAAAGCTATGATTGAACTACATAAAGAAGGTATTGTTCCTCATATTCAAGTTCATGATGAGTTGGATATTTCTATAAAAGATGATAAAGAAGCTATGAAAATAAGTGAAATTATGGAATCTGCAGTTGATTTAGAAGTACCAAATAAGGTAGACTACGAATCTGGTACTAACTGGGGTAACATTAAATAGGAGAAAATATGGATATATTAAATCAAGTAAATCACCTATGGACAGATCATAAAAAATTAGTGATTTCTGTTGTAGTTGTTATAATTATTTTAGCAATTTTATAATAAGGCTTTATGTTACATGGCATATCTAAACGCAAATATACCTGTGACGTATGCACAGATAAGAAGGGAATA